AATGATGAATGGCCAGCAGCTGGAAAGCAGCATGCCGTTCACTACGCCAACAGGTTTCCGCCTGCTGTTTCCTGGAGACAGCTCTCTGGGCGCTCCGCCGCAAGAGACGATCCAGTGTCGATGCTGGGTGGAATACAAGATCGATTACTTGGGTATGATAGATGGCTAGTCCGCAGACATTCTCTGCTCAGGTAAGCGAATGGGTCCGCCAGACCGAGAGTCGGATGGAGATGGTTTTCAAGGCGAGCTCGCAAGAGGTGTTCTCTCGCGCTCAGACGCCAAAGGCTCAGGGCGGCAACCTTCCGGTGGACACTGGCAACCTTCGCAACACCTTCGTTGCGGGATTGAATGGCACCACCTCGCTGACTGGACCGGACGCCTACATTGCTGCAATCGCCGGTTCGCAGCTGGGAGATCGCATCACCGGAGGCTGGACCGCTGAATACGCGCCTAGGATGGAGTTCGGCTTTGTCGGGCAAGACAGCCTTGGTCGAACCTACAACCAAGAGGGCAACGGCTTCGTTCGCAAGGCGGTCATGGACTGGCAATCGATCGTGACCGAGATGTCCAACAGAGCCAAGGCGAGATTCACATGAGCAACACAGACCTTGAGATTGCCTTGAAGAAGGAACTCAGCGACGCGGCGCTTGGATATCCGATCGGCTGGCCAAACCAGTTCTTTGACGCCAACGCCTTTCCATATCTCGTCGTCCAGCTCCTTCGCGGCTCAACAACCCGCCTAGGAACAAACGGCGCTGACCAAGAATACAATCAGGGCATCTTCCAGATATCGGTGATGGTCGAAAAGGGGTCAAGCACTCGCAAGGCGAATGAGATTTGCGACGAGGTGAAAGCAGTCTTTCCGGCTGGGCTTCGCATTTTTCTCGCGACGGGACATTGCGACATCTTGCGCAATCCCGTAGCCGAAGCCGGATACACGGACGATGCTGCATGGCGAACGCCTATCAGCATTTAGTACAGGGCCAAATTCTAAAAGGAGACTGAAATGGCTGAGAGCATCGGAAGCACTTTTGCAATCGCAACGGGCGAACCAACAACCGTAGATCAGGCAGGCTATGAAGCCTTGACCTTTGTCGAGGTTGGCAATGTCGCAACGATCGGCGCTACGGGAGACACCCACGCCGACATCACCCCGCCACCAGATCTGAAGACTGGTCGGCAGCTGCACTTCACCGGCGCGTCGGACGGTGGTGAGGTCGCGATCACGATCCACACTGAAGACTTTGCCGACACAGGGCAGGATGCTGTTCGCGCAGCAAACGGCATGCGGGCGAACTACTCGTTCCAGATCACGGACCCAGACGGGAATGTGGAATACAGCTTCGGGCGGGTGGTCAGCTACCGTAAGATCGAGAAGTCGGCAACCTCTTATGAGGGTTGCGAGTTCACCTTGCGCATCAACAGCGCACAAACCGGCGTTGAGGCATAAACCCTCAACCACACCAAAACCACGCGGAGGAAACAGCGATGGACTTTTCTAACATTGACCTCGAGAGCTGGGCCGAAGACGGCGCAGAAATGATCGTCAAACACCCAGTAACTCTTGAAGACCTGCACGATGAAAACGGTAAACCCGTCACCATCTGGGTCAAAGGCCTCGACAGTCCTGAGGCAAAGTCCATCGCTCGCGCGGCGGCAGTCTCCATGCAGAATGGCAATGCCAAGAAGCTCGAGAAAGACGGTCTTGAGCTTTTGCTCAAGATCACCTCGAAGTGGCAAGGCATCGGCTGGGACGGCAAAGAGCTTGATTGCACCCCAAAGAACATCCGTTTTTTCTATGAGAAGCGCGAATGGGTCGGCCTTCAAGTGATTGAGTTCGCGCGAGACCGTCGCAATTTTTTCTCAGAGGAGTCGAGCGACTAAAGCTCGCCGCTCGGCACCTCGGATACCTTCACGCCTATCCCAAGGACGCGACAGAAAGTCGATGGGACGCCTACCTCTTCTACACCGGAGCACCGCCGGATCTTCCACCGCTTGAGGATGAAGAATACCTCTTTCAAGTGTTCTTGGAGATTGGCGTTGTCTCCCACGTAGGCGGCGGGATGAGCGAAGGCCAGACAGCAGGCATGGTCCAACTCCTTTGGTCCGAGCTAAAAGCCTTCTCGGACCTCAACTGGGGTCTGGCTGGTTGGGAGGCCAAAACCCTCCGCGACATGAGTCTTGAGTATATTCAAGGCGTCAATCTTGGCGGCAACCCGCTCGGGAAACCACCTTGGGAAGATGCACCGACCATCATGGTGCGCACAAAAGGATCGCGTAAATGATTGACTTCGCAACTCTGCTCCTGAACACTGACAGTCGTGGAGTGCGGACCGGTTCCAACGATCTTAATCGTCTTGGTGACTCTGCCGACCGCAATGAAAGACGCGTGAGCCGCTCGACGGCGATCATGACGCGCGCTTTCGGAACTGTCGGCAGAGCTGCTTTTGGGATGGCAGCAACACTTGGCGCGGCCTTTGCGGGCGGCGCTATTGTGCGTGAGATAGCAGGCTTCGAGCATGCCATGGCGCAGGTTGCCGCCATCACGCGCGCTACCGACGACCAACTCAAGCTCCTTCGTTCTACGGCGATGGGCCTCGGAGCAACGACCGAGTTCTCCGCCTCTCAGGCGGCTGATGGCCTGCGGTTTCTCGGCATGGCTGGTTTCAGCGCAGCAGAAGCGGTCGCAGCGATCCCAGATGTTCTGAACCTTGCCACTGCGGCGAGCATGGACCTCGCAACGGCTGCAGACATCTCATCCAACATCATGTCCGGCTTCGGAATTGCGGCGACGGAAGCGGCCTCGGTCGCTGACATTCTGGCTGCAGCCTCAAGCCGTGCCAACACAGACGTGAACCAGCTCGGCACCGCAATGTCATACGTTGGGCCTGTGGCTTCCGCGCTCGACATCTCGCTCGGTGACACTGCTGCAGCTGTCGGAGTTCTTTCGGACGCGGGCATTCAGGGCAGCATGGCTGGCACCGGCCTCCGGCGCATCCTTTCCGCGCTGGTCAGCCCAACCGATCAGGCTGCTGATGCAATCAAGAGCATGGGCCTTTCGCGCGCAGAAGTCTCACCGGCAACAGAGTCGATAACCGACATCGTGGAACGCTTTGCCGGTGCCAACATAACGGCTGCAGAAGCATTGACGATCTTCGGTGATCGGGGCGGTCCTGCGATCCTTGCTCTGACCTCTCAGGTTCCTGGATTGAACGAGCTTACGACCGCTCTCGGGGATGTCGAGGGTGAGGCGCTGCGCATGGCAACAACGATGCGCGACACCCTTCAAGGCGACCTTCAGGGATTGGGTTCTGCAATCCAAGGCGTCGTTCTTGCTATGGGTGAGGCTGGGCTAACCGGCATTCTCCGCACCGTCGTTCAAGGCATCACTTCGGTGTTCCGCCTTATCGGGGCACAGATGGAGCGCATCCGCGCCTACATTATCGCAGCAGCCTTGGCGGTGACAACATACTTCGCTCCGGCAATCATCGCAGGCGCTATTGCGATGGGACGCCTTACTGCGGCTGCACTTCTGACGCGTGCGGCCTTGATCCGGACAGGCATCGGCGCGCTGATTGTTGGCCTTGGCGAAGCCATCTATTTCTTGGACCAGATGTCCGGCAAGCTCGGCGGCTTCAGCGAGATGATGCGCATGTTTAGCGAGGTCGCAAAAGAGGTCTGGGAGCGGTTCGGCTATGCGGCACAAGCAGCACTTTACGGGGCGCTTGAGCTCTGGCAGAACTTCAAATTCACCGCCTACAATGCCATGCAAGGCGTGGTCGATGCGACCGATGACGGCACCAACAAGATGATCGGCGCTTTCGTCGGGGCCAAGGATGCGATCATTGCCACTTGGCGTGCAATTCCTGGGGCGATCGGCGACTTGGTGTTCCAAGCGGCGAACAGCTTGATTGAGGGTGTTGAGAGCATGCTGAATGCGGCGATCCGGCGAATTGACGCCTTCGTCGGCAAGATCGGAGACGCGCTCGCTGCTGTTGGAATTGAGACGGCCTTCGGCGGCATCGGAGAAATCAGCCTTGGCGGCGTAGACAATCCGTTCGTCGGACAAGCAGCCGCTGTTGGCAAAGCAGCATCCGAGGCCTTTACAGCGGCCATGGACGTCAACTACACCGGAGCAGCGCCACGCCTCTTTGGACAGCTCGCGGCAGATGCTGCATCCATGCAGGCGATCTATTCTCAGATGGCAAGCTCGTTCCGCGACTTGGCTGGGCGTCCGCTCACTTCGGTGCAGGCCATTGTCGACCGCTTGCGCGAGAGCGGCGAGGCGGCTGGTGAGACCGAAGAAGAGATCCGAACCGTTGCAGAAGCCTTGGCAGCTGTCAATGCAGAGACCGACAGGCTTGGCGGCGCAGGCGGTGGCGGCGGAAAGGGCAGGGACAAGGCCAGCGAGGGTCTCCCGAGCGTTCTCAATGGGCTCGTTTCGCCTCTGCAAAAGCTCGCAGGAGCTGCTGGTCAGATGCAATCGTCCTTCGCGGACGCCTTCACCGACATGGTGATGGGCGCAAAGTCTGCAACTGAGGCGCTTTCTGGACTGTTGCAGATGGCTGCACGCGCCTTGATCAACAGAGCTTTCGCAAACGCCTTCGCCTTCGCCTTTGGGGCGGCGGACGGGGCGGTGATGTCCGCTGGCAATGTGGTCCCTTTCGCAAAGGGCGGCGTCGTTGGTGGTCCGACCGCTTTCGGGATGTCTGGCGGCAAGACGGGTCTTATGGGCGAGGCTGGTCCAGAGGCCATCATGCCTCTCAAGAGGGGCGCAGACGGAAAGCTGGGTGTGGCCTCTCAGCGAGCGACCGAAAGGATTGAGCTTGCGATCACGGCTGAAGAGGGCGAGATGTTCACTCCGCGCGTTCGCCAGATCAGCGGCAATGTGGCAATTCAGGTTTCGACGCAAGCCAACAGGCTTCAAAAG